CCCTGCAACTCCTTTTAAACTTAAACACTGAACTGTCTAGAACTGCCTCATCTTTTACCTGACCTTTACTTTGTTTTCGTATCCAAACCTCCCCTCCCCCCTTCCCCCCCTTTATTTACCCCTTTTATTATTATTATTTACATTTACCTACTTTACCTTCCGAGTATTGAACCTGAACCGCTTAACCACCGACTTATCCACATTCTTTCACTCTTTCATTATTGTAATGAAAGCTAACCGCTACACATACTTGTGCACCGACCTTTTATTTCAAATTTTTAGACTGTACCTTCCTAGATCACCAGAATTTATTCTGCTCATCAAAGAACTTACACTCCCACTATGAGTACGCTCATACAAGAGCCCGTAACTGCTCTGAACGTTACACCCGCCCTGATACCGTCTCATCCACATTCTCCTTTATTTTCTGACACCACTGCCCAGATTCTAACTACCTGCACCCCTGCAGAGTTTCTTCGAGCTAGAGCCATCGTCTTTTCCAGACGCTCGCCCTGCCCCAAGAAAAACACTATGGATACGAAATCCAGAGCGTTGATTGCCGCCGACAAAATAGCAGTCAAAACCCCGTCTACCGCCACCGCCTCCAAGTCTACCCCTACCGTATCTACTTCCACCGCCTCCGCCTCGACCAAATCCACCAGCTCCCCAGCTGAGGTTTCTGTTCTCCAGACCACCGCCAACAAGCGCTCGCCTAAGAACATTAACACCACCATGACTACTTCAAACGAGTCTACCGCCACACTTTTCTTAAAGAGTGACAAACCCCTAACACACGATGATCTGGCTCTAGCCAGTTCACGTTTCCACTCCAAAAAGGCCCCTAGGACCATTACCAATATTGAGAAATCAATAACTAATGTCCTAGCCGCCCCAATTTTTGCACCTCCACCTGAACCCGAGGATCCTACTGCCCCCGCAGAGCCCACCCCCGAGATTCACAAGAAGTCCAAGAAAACTCGTATGGCTGCCTCCAAAGCCAACGAGGAACACATCACCAAGATTCATCACGAGGGCAAATATGCCCCCATGAATCCGCTCTTGGAAACTCTTGATCCCGATGACAAAATCGTCGATCCCAACGCCATCTTCCGCGAGCGCCAAAAACACCGCAAACAACAGGCTGAGGGCGCTGCTCCTACATACGCCCCCACCGCCCAACCTAAAGTTGTTTCGGAACGAGCTGTCCAAAAGCTCCACAACCGAAACGGCTTCAAACAACGAACCGCCGACCGCACCCCTAATATGTCCCCACATTTAGATCTCACCATTTCCCACGGATCCATATCCGAACGGATTTATAACTACAATAAGTCCCATAAATGTCCACACTCCCTTCGTTTCAACATATTTGCACCTGGATTCCATCAAGACACTTTAAACCTGTCTTATCTTATTCCACAATGTTCTCATGAACATGAAACTCTTACACAGGACAAAGCACCCCTGTGTAAAAACTGCAGTCGTGACTGCAACTTCATCCTGAAGTTAAATTGCGACTGTAAAGCCACACGCTGCACCCATTGCAAATTCTCGTATTACACCTACGAAACCCCCGAATTTTCATATGGTTCTGAGTGCTGTGCTTGCCCCCTTCCTCCTAATATTCCGTCTCCCATACCTAATATTGTTCGGTCCAAACCTGCTAAGGCCTGGACTGGCCGTCAACAATTCCTTGACGAGCTAAAGGGACTTCAACTGAAAGCGAAAGCTCCAGTTGCTAGTCCTGATTTCCCCCCCCTCCCCTCACCATCTATTGAGGTAACTCCTCAATCTGGCAAACCTAAGCCAATTTCCGACCCATGGAAACCCTTAGGTAATGGATTCTGTCCTCGCCCCCCACGAGACAGATCCCCCATTGGCACTCCTATCCGTATAATGTGCTCAATGCCAGCCAAACCCACCAACATTCCCTACGTCAAACCTGAGAATCCCCCATCTCAGGAAGTCCGCCCCGAAGGCGGTCATCATGAACCAGATGATGAAAAGACAATCCACACCGATGGACCTATACATACCATTACTGGTACTGTTACTGGTCCCCTCGCAGCCCTATTGCGAGGTATCGAGGTTCTAGCAGAAGGTGGAGTAATATCCACCGTTGCTGGAGCTATATCGACCACCGCCACCAATTGGTTTCACGCCATCCGCGATCTCTTCAAAAAGATCTGGACCCCCATCTGGTCCAAGATGAAACCATTGCTTGCCGCTTCCGCCATTTGCGGAGCTATCTACAAATTGTATGATGGCTTCTGGCGCATGATCGATTGCGTCTACAACCATTTAGTTCTTGACCCCCTGTCAGGAGCTGCCATTTGCGTCCAGCTATACCGCCTCTTTTGCGGTCCTAAAGACCAAATGCTTGGATCCATCGTCGTTCTCATCTCACTCCTTCGTAGTGCCGGCATTTTTGTCGCACTAGAAGAAATTTTCCGTGACGTTCCCATCATCGGAGGAATTACCAAATTCATCTTCTCCATTCTCCATCAAGAGAAAGTTGAGGTCACACCTGAGGGACCAATCTCTGCCTTTACTGGTATGTTTGGCGCCTTCTGTAAGATCATGTCCTCAACCCTTGGCATTCCACTTCCCCCGTGGAAAGACTTCGCCAAACTTGCCGGAGAATTCAACAAGGTCTTTTCTATGGGCCGCAACCTCCTTCTCTTAGGAGCCGGCCTACTCACATTCCTTCCCGCTTTCTTTACTCGCTGGATCAAATCCAGCGATGCAGACGAATACATCCGTCGCGGAATTAAAGATGAAGCCTCATCCGTACATACCGTCCTTGTCGCCGCTCTTGCTGTCTCCGAACTTGTTATCCGGTCTACTCCTCAAGTAGATATCGAGACAGCTCGAACTCATGCCCTCGAAGCATACACCCGCTTTGAGTTAGATTTCAACAGAACTCAACTAGCCCCTACTGTGGGCAGTGAGAAGTTCAAGAAGAGCATTCGAGAACTCATCCATCGCACAACTCCACCTGCTCCACGATCACATGAACCATATGTGATCTTCGTTTCCGGTCCACCCGGAATTGGAAAGAGCTCAGTGTTGAACTCCATACTCTCCGTTTTTTACGGCGACGATGATGTCTCCGATAAAATCTATTACCGCATGACAACAACTACCACTTGGGATGGATATATTCCATCCAAACATGAAGTGGTGGTCTACGACGATTTCAACCAGAAACGCGTAGAAGAAGACCTTGCCGAATTTATCGATGTGGTCTCTGTTTCCAACATGGTTCTACCCATGGCCTCAATCTCAGCTTCAGACGCCGAATCCATTGGTGTCAAAGGAACCGTCTTCGCTTCCAAAATAGTTGTCTGTTTCTCTAACACTGAACAGATCACTTGTACCACACTCCACAACAACGACGCCATCAACCGCCGCCGCCACTGCAGTCTTCGAATGGACTGGAAAACCTACGTCAACGGTAATCCTCCAGCCAAGAAACTTGACTACACTCATGCCCATTTCACTACGAGCAAGTATAGCCACTTCAAGACTCACGCCATCAACCAAGGCGATCTTAATGCTGCTCTCGAATGCATCGCTCGAACATACGATGAATATCTAGAACACCAGGCTACGCGCTCAGATGCTGCCCCCACTCTGCGCTATACTGGAAAAAGACGCCAACCGAAGCCTATCCATGCTACTCGTAAGCCACTTGCTGACATTGTCAATGAAGATCTCGCTGACGATAGAGACGACACTTGGGATCCTAGACCCGCCCAAAACATGTCCGCCATGATGATGCGTCAACCTTCCAAGCTAAAAGTCAATCCTTCTCAGACTGCTTGCTCCGTTCAATCCTCACGCCCAGATTCTACTGCCGACTTAACCCAGGTCGACCCTGAAGGAGGCAATACCGTAGGTTCCACCCTAGCTTCATTGCTAGCAGGAATCTCAGCCTCCGTCATGGCCGTGACCACCATTGGTTATGTCTACACCAACTTCCGAGCTGGCATCCATGTCATCTTCGGAGACTATCTCAAACGCCATGATACTCTCTGTAAGGTACTTGGAGTCATCGCTACCCTATCCGCTGTCGGATTAGGAATCAGCTCGATATACTCCTTGTACAAATGGACCACCGCCACTCCTGAATCTGGCCAAACATCCACTCCACGCCGTCCACTCAATACCGTCACTGTTCAATCCTGCATACCTGATGCAGTATTCAAGAACAACATTTTCTATGCCGAACTCCGTACCGCCACTATGATACTATCCCACATTTCTGTCATTTTTGTGGAGGGAACCACGTTCCTGACCCTGGATCACTTCTTCCATGGTCAAGATGAGTATTATGCCAAGGATGCCGAGATATGGATCTATGACCACACCGCCGCCGACCTAATAATCAAGTGCCCGTTCCAGCAGGAACGCCTTGTTACGGTTGGTGAAAGTGACATAGCTCTGTACAACGTACCCTTCCACCTAATGTCATCTAAGAGGACTATTCTGCATCATTTTACTGATGGAAAAGCCTCGCTCAAGAAAGTGCCAATCACCGCCTACATACCCCACAAGAACGGGGTCGACTCACATTACACCCGAGTCAACACTGACGACATCTCCTGCCACTACACCGTCACTCCAGGTGGAACACCGAAACGCTACGAAGTGCGCAATTCCATCCAATATATCTACCATTCCAAACTGGGAGATTGTGGATCGCCAATCGTTACTGAGACCAACTCAGAACAAAAGATTGTTGCCCTTCATTTCGGTTCCACCACCGCCGAAAACATGGCTATGGCTCGCGCCATTAGCCGTGGTCTTGTCGACCAAGCCCTGCTTGAGATGAAAAACAAAGTTGGACCAACCATGACTTCCGTTGTTTCGGAATCAGCCAACTACACCCAGATCACTGGGTCCGACCTTCGTCGTCATCTTGACGTCAAAGGTCAGATATCCATTGTTGGAGTAACCAAACACCCGGTACACTCCCCAACGACAACGGATATTATTCCATCTCCAATCCAGGGCCTCCTCCAAGACCCCACAACATGTCCCGCTGTACTCAGCCCATTTGACAAACGTATGCCCGATACGTATGACTTTATGGTTGCTGGAATCAACAAGTACAACCACGCCGCAACGCCATTCCCACCTGATGTGGAAGATATGGCCATGACCTCAATTCAAGAGGAACTCCTTGCATGTGATACTAGAAGCCTGCGCCGCACGCTCTCCACACACGAAGCCATCAACGGATTACCCGAATATCCCTTCTTGGATCGAATCAACATGCATTCCTCTGCCGGATTTCCATTCTGCTTAGACCCCTCAACTCGTGGTGAAAAGCGCAAGCTTTTCCGTTTTGATGGAGAGGATTACCACATCGACTCCCCCATTCTAGCCACCCTGATAGCAGCTAGAGAGGAAGGTCTAAGCCGTGCCCAAAAGATCGACGGCATACCATGGATCGATATCGCCAAAGACGAGCGACGACCCATCAAAAAAGCTATCGCTGGAAAGACACGCACCATTGTGTCTGCTCCACTCGACTATGTACTAGTCTCTCGGAAACTCAATCTTCCCTTTGTTGCCCACTTTTACCAGTGCCGGCTCAACACCTTCTCCGCTGTCGGAATCAACTGCGGATCCCTTGAATGGGATCGCTTAGTACGACACATGAGACAGGTAGGAGATCGAGGATTCGATGGAGATTACTCCATGTTCGACGGGACCCTTTCCGCCACATTAGGAATGAAAATTCCTAAGCTCATCACCTCGTTTTTCAAAGATACCAACCTTTTAAAACGAGAGATACTGATGCATGAAATATTCTATTGTCTGCATCAGTGCCGCAATTTCCTCTATATGACATTCGGAGGAAATTCGTCTGGCGGAGATATGACTGTTGTCATTAATACCATCGTATCTGAAGCCTATTTAAGATGCGTCTGGCAAATGGTCATGCCTCCATTGTGGAAAGATCTTTCCCACTACCGCCGCTTTTGCAGAAGCGCAATCTATGGTGACGACAACTGGGTTGTCGTCGACCTACTGCTATCTGAGCACTACAACGCTGAGATATTGGCTGATGAACTCGCCAAACACAATATCGGATACACCACAGCTTCCAAAGAGACTGTGAGTTCCACCCTCAAACCACTCAATGAGTGCTCCTTCCTGAAACGTACCACACGTATGTTTAATGGAGTATTTGTTCCAATCTTTGAGGAGACCGCCAATTTCGAAACATCGAATTGGATCCGACAATGTGTTGACCATGAGTCAGCCACCGAGGACAACTGCAATGCCATCCTCAGAAATGCTTTCTTCGCGGGAAGTAAGTATTACAACAACATTCGAGATTTGATTCTCGAAGCACGCCCATCCTACAACCTACTCCAATTTGGCTCACTTTACAATGAATTCTTTAACCGAGGAATGATTTCGGACCCAACGAATGACTTCGGCTTTACCAAATCCTACGGGAACCAGCCCCAGCTAGACAACCACCAATACCTCTTTACAGACCAAGACTTGGATGTCCTCCCCACCATGACTAGACCAGAATCCGGCCCACTTAAAAAACTTGAAGACTCCCTCAATCCCATCAACCTTGTTGGAGACGCTTTGTCACTCTTCGGACTTGACAAGCCTGCTGTCAGTGTGAATCCCGAACCCGTGATCAACCGACATATCCAATACTTCAGTCCGACTCGCAACATCGAAAACATCGAGAAATTGCTCATGGATCCTTCCGCCCAGGACCTTTCCGATCGTGAACACTTTGCGACGACCACCTCCGAAACTAATATCAAATCCCTCACCTCCCGCCCTTCCTATCTAACGACTTTGAACTGGAAAGTCAGTGATGCCGCCGAACAAATTCTTTGGTCCACCCAAGTCGGACCAATGACTACCATCGAAGGCAATGCAACCGCCTCTTCCCCCAAAGATTGCTCCCTCCTTGACTACATCTCCAACTTTGCCACTTATTGGCGAGGTGGAGTCATCTTCATCTTCCAAATCGTTTCCAGCGCCTTCCATGAAGGCCGCCTAGATATCACCTCCCATCCCACTGTCCAAACACCTCCTACCGGCTATGCTGCTGGTATGAGCCAGTACAACTCTTCCTTCGTCCTCCGTAACTCCGGAAACGTCTTTAAGGTTCTTGTTCCATTTGAATCTGACGTCCCGTGGAAACGCATTTGGCGAGGTCAGAAACTTACCGACATGCGTGGTGATGCCCTGAAGTACACCGACTTCTTCACTGGCTCCCTCGCCCTCCGTGTGAGTGTCCCACTCAAGGCTACTGATGTGGTTGTTCCCAATGTTGACATCAACGTTTTCATTCAGGGAGCTGCCGACTTCGAGCTAGCTCATCCAACTGTGTGGGGATCCTCTGTCCTTCCAGCCAATGGAGTCTCCGTCCGTGCCGAAGCTGGAGAGTCCGATAATATCGAGACTGCCAGCAACGCCCCGGAAGCACCTCCTGAGGATGCTATCGCCACTGTGAGTGAAACCTCCAGTGGTGGTGGAGAGTCCAACGGCGACTTAGATGCCGCCTCCGCCATGAACGAGAATCAGCAAGGAACTAATCTTGCTGAACAAACAACTATCTCCCAAATTGACGCTTCCCTCGGCAAAGCCCACCATTCCGCCCCTCGTGCTGAGGGTCATTGTGGTGAGCCCGGTTGGGAACTCAGCAGTATGCTATCACGTTTTAACCTCGTAGCTACCCAAGCCTGGTCCCTCACCGACGCCGTCGGAACACGACTCGTCAATCTAGATGTTGTTAAAGACGCACTCACCGCTGACATCGTCTCTACACCGTTCCTTCGATTCGTCTACTTCCGTG